TGGAAGACATGGGACGGCCCATCCTTCCCGCCATTCGATTACGTCATAGCTTCGCTGGACTGCGCCTATACAACCAAAACCGAAAACGACCCCAGCGCCATGACGGTATGGGGCGTCTGGTCTGGCGGCGATCAAGTCGCGCAGGTCACGCGCGTTCCTAATCGCGAAGGCGACATGATGGCGTCGCTGGAGCGAACCTATACGCAGGAGCATCCGCGATGCATGCTGATGCACGCATGGCAGGATCGACTGGAGTTGCGCGATCTCGTCGAAAAAGTTCGCGACACGATGCAGCGTTATGGCTGCGAGAAGATGCTGATTGAGAATAAGGCCGCGGGGCATAGCGTGGCGCAAGAGTTGCGCCGCGTCTATGGTCACGATGATTTTTACGTCGAACTTGTGGATCCCAAATCTCAGGATAAACTGTCGCGACTTTACAGCGTGCAGCATCTGTTTTCGGAAGGGCTGATCTATGCGCCAGATAGATCATGGGCGGATATGGTGATTACACAAGCCGCTCAATTCCCGCGAGCGAAGCATGACGATCTTGTCGATACGATTAGCATGGCGCTGCGGTATCTGCGACAAATCGGGGTGCTTATCCGTAACGAAGAATGGACTTCGGGCCTCGACGAAAGTAGAATGCATACAGGCTCTGCGTCGGAGCCGCTCTATCCAGTTTAGCAAGGAAGACCTGATGATACCCGCGAACGCCGTCGTCGACGTTTTAGATCCGCCGCCGGTGCCGGGAGGTCTGGGCCGCTACCGGGTCGAGGTCTGGGGCAAGGAGCCTTACGACTATGCCCGCGTCTATGAAATAAGCGCCGTCGATGCTAATATGGCCGCAGTGGAAGGGCTCCAACGCTTTTCTGATGAAATCACTGCGCTGATTGAGAACAAGGATTCCTGATATGCCGCTTACGCCGGGCTTGTCTCCTTCTATTCGCCAGCAGGAGCCTGCCGGGCTTGGTGAAGCGGAAGACCTTGTCGTCGAGATCCTTGAGGATGGCGAAGACAAGAACGAATACGACGATAAGGGCAACATCCTCCGCATGGTGAACGACGACGGATCTGTCGTCGTCTCCTTGAACGGTGAGCCGGTCGAGCGCGTCAGCGACGCAGAGAAGGCCGCCGATTGGTTTCGCAATCTCGTCGATGAGATCGACACCGCGGAACTTTCAGCCATCTCCGGCGATCTGCTGAAAGGCATTCAGGACGATCTGGACAGCCGGCAGGAATGGATTGAGGACAGGGCGCAGGGCATCAAGCTTCTGGGGCTCAAGGTCGAGATCCCGCAGCTGCAGGGCGCCACAGACGGCGCTCCCGTCGAAGGCATGTCTAAGGTTCGCCATCCGCTTATGCTTGAGGCGGTTCTTCGCTTTCAGGCAAACGCCCGTTCAGAGTTGTTGCCGACCGATGGGCCGGTGAAGGTTCGCATCGATTCGGTCGACTCCAGCGAGCAGCAGGATCTTCTGGCCGACGCTCTTGAAAAGGATCTGAACCATTATCTCACCGCCACCGCCAAGGAATATTATCCTGATACTGACCGGATGCTGTTTATGCTGGGTTTCGGCGGGACAGCGTTCAAAAAAGTCTATTTCTGTCCCTTACGCGGTCGCCCGGTCAGCGAAACGGTGGATGCGGACGACCTCATCGTCAACAACGCCGCCACGACGTTAAGCGACGCCAAGCGCGTCACGCATCGCGTTTACATGCGGCCGTCGACGGTGAAGCGCCTTCAGATCCTTGGCGTCTATCGCGACATCAGCCTGACGACGCCGGATCAAGAAAGCCTTGATGCTGTGCAACGTGAGAAGATGTCGCAGCAAGGCATCGCGATGGAATCGCGCAATGCCGAAGATCGTGATCGTGAGATCTACGAATGTTATTGTGAACTTGATATCCCCGGATTCGAACATCGTCACAAAGGAAAGATTACGGGCCTAGAAATCCCGTATCGGGTTACGATTGATGTTTCGTCACGAGAAGTCCTGTCAATCGTGAGGAACTACGATGAGCCCACTGGAGACGAAGGAAACGAGTTGCCAGAAACTCGAACGAATTTTGTCAAATTTACTTTTGTTCCCGGTATGGGTTTTTACGATATCGGTCTACTTCATATTCTGGGTAATACCACGAATGCGGTGACGGCTGCTTGGCGCGAGATGCTTGACGCCGGCATGTATGCGAACTTCCCCGGCTTCCTCATGGCCGACACGGGAGCCCGCCAAAACACAAACATCTTCCGCGTGCCTCCGGGCGGCGGCGCGCTTGTGAAGACGGGCGGCGTTCCGATTAATCAGGCCATCATGCCGCTGCCGTATAAAGAGCCCGGCGCTCCGATGATGCAGCTTGTGCAGAACGTCGTAGAGACGGGACAGCGCGTTGGCGGAACAGCTGAACTTGCTGTTGGCGAAGGCCGCGCCGATGCGCCTGTCGGCACGACGTTGGCGCTGATTGATCAGGCCACGAAGATCATGAACAGCGTTCATAAGCGCCTTCATGCCGCGCAGGCTGAAGAGTTTCAGCTTCTGGTGCGCTGCTTCCGCGAGCATCCTGAAAGCTTCTACATGAAGTGCCGGCGCCCGTCGCTTGCATGGGATGAGGCGACGTTTATTGCGGCGCTTGATGACTGCGAATTAATCCCGCAGGCGGATCCCAATACGGCCAGCCATACGCAGCGCATCATGAAGGTGATGGCGCTGAAGCAGCTGCAGCAGGGCAACCCGTCGATGTATAACGCGCAGGCGATTGATCTCGCCGCCATGAAGGCGATGGGCTGGAGCAACCCTGAGCAGTTCTTGGCGCCGCCTGAGCAGCAGAACCAAATGCCGCCTGAGATGATCAAGGCGATGGAAGAACTGAAGATCCTGCAGAAGGAAGCCGACGCCAAGGAAGCTGTCGCGCAGGCGTCTATCGCCGACTCGCAGTCTGAAGCGCAGGCTCGCATGATTGATGCGCAGACGCGCCGCATGCTGGCGGAAGCCAAGGTCGAAGAGACGCAGCTGAAGGCACAAGGCCAGCAGGATCCGGCAAAAGAAATGGAAGCGCAAGCCAAAATGATGGACGCGCAAAACCGTCGTGATAAACTAAATCTTGAAGCGCAGCAGTTTGGCGTCGAGTCGGATCACAAGGAAGCCGACCGCCTGATTGATTCGCATCATCGGAACGAAGATCGTCGCAGCCGCGAAGACCAGTTCCTCGCTAATCTTTTGCGCGACATGAATAAGGGCGCCCCGAATGTCTAGGATCATCGACCGCGCTCTCGACATCATTAGCGATCATCTCAAGACGCAGACCTCCGAACTTCCGCCGACGCTGGAAGTGAAGCCCGGCATGGCGAAGGGCGGCCGTCTTTTGGAAGACGATTATCCGACGCACTATATGCCGCATGTCGGCCGTCAGGTGATGGCTGATGGCGGCGAGCCGGATCCTGTAAGCCAAGCGCTGTCGACGGCAAGCGAAGTTCAAGGCGACGCGCCTATCCCCGCGCCGACGCCGCGCATCCCTGCGCCGGGCGCAGAAGGCAGCGTTGGCCTGCAGCCGAAGCGCACGCTTGGTTCGATGTTCCAGAACGTCCCGGAAGATGCGCCTTGGAAAGATCGTTCAGGTGAAGAGGCGAAGCTTCCGCGCGTTCAAGCTTTGGTCGATGCGTTCAACAGCGCCATCCAAAGGCATACAAGCCTCCCGTATAATGAGCGCGTGGCGAGCACCAAGGATGCGATCTCTAAGCTTGCTCCGTATATTGGCATGCGAAAAGACGGCAAGCCTGTTCCGCTATTTGGCAAGAACGCCAAGCTTATGAAGTCGGAGACGGGTTATGGCGACGAGCAGCCGATAGAAGTGGACGGCATGGGCGTTGAGACGACCGGCCTTGCGCTGGCGCCTGCGTTCAAGATGGGCAACTTTCAGACCTGCCCGAACCATGCATCCTGCAAAGACGAATGTCTTGGCAAGACGTCTGGCAATTACTTCAAGCTGGGCGGCGGCCAAGATCTATCTGACTTTCAGGGGCCGCGCCTAAATAGTCTGAACAAGACGATTGCGATGCTTCAGGAGCCGGAGGCTTTTGCTATCCGCCTGCATGACGAGATCATGAGCGCCAAGCGCGAAGCCGAATACAATGGCAATAAGCTTGGCGTTCGTTTGAATGTGCTATCGGATCTCAGTCCGAAGATCCTTGAGCCTATTATCAAGGCTCACCCTGAAGTGCAATTCTACGACTACACGAAGATGGGCTACGATCCTGTCGCGCCTAATCACCATTACACCTATTCTTCCACGGGTGTTTCTGACGATGAAGTTCAGAACCCATACAGCAATTGGAAGAAAATGCGCGAGCGCCTTGATAAGGGCGACAATGTCGCGATGGCGTTCTCTGATAAAGACCGTCTGCCGGAAGAGTTCCACGACCAAGAGACGGGCAAGGTTTATAGGGTCATCAATGGTGACACGCACGATTATCGTCCTCTCGACAAAGTCGAAGACGGGCAGGATGGCGTCATTGTCGGCCTGAAGAACAAGAAGGGCTTTGGCACTGTTGAGGGCGCTCATAGAGAGTCGAAAGGCTTCTTTGTGAAATATGACCCGCAGCTGAAGCGCGATGAAAAGGGCAAGCTTATCCGCGGTGAAAGCCCCGGATTGAACAAAGCCGGCAAGCCGCTTCTTGGCGAAACAATCCCGACGAACAAGCGCGTATCAATTAAACCTCAATAATGGAGATTATCATGTCAGACCCGCGCAAATTAGAGAAATCCGCCTTCTACAACCAGTTTCCCGGTTTGGATAAGCATCACGACTCGTCGAACTATTCGCGCAAAGAATGGTATGAATGGGATGAACTGCCGGGCGAACCTGCGTTCGCCACTGGCGGTTCCGTTGATCATGAGCAAGAGCCTGAAAAGGTAAAGCTGTCCGACCATTTCAAATAAGAGGTTTATGATGCCCGTCGATACGCATGACGACATAGTGCCCGCGACGGGTGTTGAGCCGGCAACTGGCGTTGAAACGCATGAAGACATCCGGCCGGCGATGGGCGTGACGGCCTATCACGGCACGCCGCATAAATTCGAGCAGTTTGATCCTGCTTTCATTGGGACGGGAGAAGGCGCGCAGGCGTTCGGCCACGGGTTATATTTTGCTGAGAACGAAGATGTCGCCAGAGATTACAGGGATAAACTGTCTAAGGGCACGATGTCCATAAACGATCAGTCGTTTAATCCCTATAAAGATATCAGCAATATTAACATATCGAAGGCAATAGCTGATGGCGGCCTTAGCGCCGGCATAGATACGGCAAAGAAGCTGATGGATGCTTATCATCCTG